TCATCATCATCATCAGTTTCGTCATCTTCTATAATAGTGGTTTTAGTTTTTTTATTATCTTCTTCATCATCATCATCAGATGGAGAAAATACTAATACAAGAACAATAACAACAGCAACAAGAATGAAAACGCTAATGCCTACAGTTTTCCACATGCTTTCTTTACCAGATGTCTTTTCATTTTCTAAAATTTGAGTATCCATTTTATATTATAAAATATATTTAATTAATTAATTTTATATTCTTCATTTTTGTATTTTCTTATCTATATCTATTATCTGAATGTAAAGCTATTGACAAAAATACTGGTAAAAATGAGTTAGTAAACGTGTATTAAGATATAGGATTTGAAGAATCCAAATTTGGATATACAGAGCCTCAGAATGAATATCAAGAGAATATTACAACTTTAAGAGATTTTCTTTCCAAGTTGATGAATAGCTTAAATCTTTCAACAGATAATATGTTTTGTAAGATGGTAGAGGAAAATAGTGAAGATAACCCTTCTAAAAAAGGTTTTAACTATGAAGAGCTCTGTAAACTTCTTATAATTTCTAAATGTATTTCGGAAATTGATTACAATAATGTTAAGAGCGGGTATATTTCATCTCTAATTAAGTTTAAAAATTTTGAAAGTATTATTGATACTACTATTCATTCAGGAAATAACATAGCCGATATTATTCTTGAAGATTCTGAAAATACTATTATTATAATATCAGTTAAGTATAGCGATAATCAACAGATGAAAACTACAGATATTGATAATATAAAGAATACTTTAAATGACAACACATCAAACTTTAAAGTTGATCTTATAGTTAAAGATAAAAATATCATAGATATAATGATACTATAGGTAATATTCATAAAAAGCCCATGATAAAGTTATTGAAAATAATATGTTATTTGATGCTACAGATATTAAGAGGGTTAAATGTCTTTAAAGAAAGATTGTTTAGTTCTTACTAAGAGGAACTAAAGGAAAGATAAATATGTTACAAGCGTATTAGAATAGTTATTTAATTGTGGTTATGAGACAGTATGATTTAAAGGTTGTTTGTGTAAATAACATTTTTTAGTTCTTCTTCTACCATCTCCTTCAAAATACTTTGAAAAGTGTATTTCGGTTTCCATCCTAATTCTTGTTCAGCTAGTGTTGCATCTCCTTCTAAAGATTCTACTTCAGAAGGTCGAAAATACTTCCTGTCAATCCTCACAACAATGTTTCTATTTTCATCCATAGCATACTCTTTCTCTCCATATCCTTTCCAAATTAGAGGAATACTTACAATAGAGAAAACATAATCAACAATATCTTTGATACGATACGATGTTCCAGATGCTATAACATAATCTTTTGGAGTATCTCTCTGTAACATCATCCACATAGCCTCGACAAAGTCCTTTGAATGTCCGAAATCCCTACATGAATATATGTTCCCAAGATACAGACAATCTTGTTTTCCTCTATATATAGCAACGGCTGCTTTGACTATCTTTTGTTCTACAAACGTTTCACCTCTTCTTGGACTTGTATGATTGAACAATATACCATTTACTGCAAATAAATTATAAGACTCCCTGTAATTTTTTGTAATCCAATATGCATACATTTTAGCAACAGCGTATGGAGAGCGAGGACAGAAAGGAGTTTCTTCGTTCTGAGCAAAAGTATAGACTCCTCCGTATAATTCGGAAGTTCCAGCTTGATAGAACTTCACAGGTTTATCAAGTTTTCTAACAGCCTCAAGAATTCTTAAAGTTCCTAATCCACAAATATCCCCTGTGTATTCAGGTATTTCAAATGATACTTTTACGTGTGACATAGCTGCTAAGTTATATACTTCATCGGGTTGAATAGTTTGAATAAGTCTTTCGATACAAGAGGATTCGCTCATATCTCCGTAGTGTAAGAATAGTTTAATGTTATCTTCGTGAGAATCCTGGTAAACTTCGTTTAGTCTTTGTGTATTTATCAAGGAAGTTCTTCTTATCATTCCGTGTACAATATATCCCTTATCTAACAAAAACTCTGTTAGATAACTACCGTCCATCCCGTTTATTCCAGTTATAAAAGCTGTCTTACTCATTTTAATCTTATTTATAATAAATAAGATTTGAAGTATTTAAATGAAGATAAAGTATTTTAGGTAAAAATTAGAAAATGAAGTCTTGTAATGTATAATGTTTAGGGGTGAATTATCAAATTAAATCTTACAAAAACAATTGATTCAAACATGAGTTTAAAAATTTAATATAACTAATCATAGTTAACTTCTATGAGAAAATCTTTGTCATAATTCCTGGAAAATCTACCAACATACCCCCTTTGATTACAAACTAATGGTGTATCATATTTGTAAAAGACATTTCCAGGATGATTATAATGTGTATGACCATACATCCATAAATCCACCTGTTTGATCAATTCTGACTGATCTGAAGAGAAACCAAAGTTAGTCAACCTCTGTTCGTAAGGCGGGTGGGAAGTTCCTGATAAGGATGGACTGTGATGAGACAACACAATTAATTTGTACTTATCTTTCAGTTCTTTCACACTACTATCTAAGAACTCCACACATTCTCTGTGCATATTATTATTAGTTTCAACCGTAAGACCCTGAATCAACCTATAATCTGTAAGATAATGCTCTACTTCTTTTTTAGCCATTTCCGGAACATGTGCCCATAAAGTTGTCCCAATAAACGCTAAGTTTCTATCGATAAAAACAGAGTTATTGAGGAAGATAGCACCATTTTTGTTACATATTTTTTGTATCAAATTGTTAGTAGTATCTACGGTTGAATTATAATATTCGTGGTTTCCGGCTATCACAAGTACTATTAAAAAGTTTTGTTTGCACCACGTAATAAAATTATCGTATAATTCTTGACGAGGGTCGCCAATGTCACCTAAGAGACATAATATATCGGATATACTTGGGGTTATAATATCCCTAAAACTTGGAGGTGTCTTATAATGCTCTAAATGAACATCAGATACAACTCTTATATTTTTGTGAATTGAAGAAAAGTCCATTTCTGTATTTATATAAATGGACTTTATTTTATCAATTTTATTTTATTACTTTTACATAAATGACAACACAGCAAATAAAAAGTACTACTATGAATTTTCTACTTTTTGAACAGAAGATCAAATCTTTAACCGAACCAGAAATAATTAGGATATTGGGAGAATATAATCAACGACTTAGTAATTCTATGCAGTTTAGTAATTGGCGTTTAATTAGTAGAGGTGGGGATGCTCTAAATTATTACTATCCTGAGAAGACATATATTCCAACTCATGACTTTGATATAGGTTTGATAAGTATACCTGTAGAAAATAATCTTGATCAATTTACTTTTGATGCCTTACAAAGAGAAATTATGAGTCCTTTATGCCGGCAAATTGCTAAAGAATTAACAGAACATTTTCAAAACAATATTTTTGCTAACGAATTTAAAAATTTAAAATTTACATATACTGAAGGAGTCTATTCTAGATTGTCAAATATTATGTATAAATATAATGATTACAATGCAAGAATAATAAGAGATAATGCTGTGATGGATTTATACATATTTGGAAATGTTCAAGAACGTGTATTTTGGACAGAATTATCATCGGGTATAAAATATTTTGTACCTAATAACGCATACTTTGATGATAAATACGATTACCAAAAGATGAGCATGGTAAATTTAAGAGGCCGACCTTTAATTGATCATTTGCAAAATGATTTAGTAGGACAAGAGGTTTTATACAAAAATATTTTTAACTATATAATAAAAGATATGACTTCTGGAATGGAGTATATTGCCCCCGGAGACTTACTTACAGATACAATGAGGATGATATATCAGAGTTTATATAATATAAGTATCGCTAATAATAAATTGGATAAGTACCTTATAAAATATTCTAGGTTACTTGATGTCATAAATAGGATTGATAGTCTTTGCACTGGGAGAGGTTGTAATACAATAGAAACAACAGCAACCGTGTTAAGAGATACTAATGGTTTAGACTGTAACGGTAATCGTATTACAAATATATTTCAACAGTCCAATGTAAGGAGAGAAAATTTGACAGCTCTTAGACGTTGGTTTAGACATTCGTATATAAATAGTGGTAATTTTGACCAAGTTCCTACTAAAAAATTATGTGAGATTATAGAAGTATTAGATCAGTAGAATGTGAATCGAATATAATATTGTTCGAATTAAATAGTATATTTAACTAATACTGTGTTAATGTTTAAATAAAATTGATTTAAGAATATTTCACATATATTATAAACAAAATGGAAGAGCAAAAAGAAATTGTCAATATCTACCTATCTGGTAGAAATAAGGAAAATGTTCTTGAAGGGGCATCTCCCCAGGAGCGATATATTATTTTGATGAACGAGACTTTGCAGACCGAGAATAGGGAGTTGAAGAATTTTGTAAAGGACTTGGAAATTAAGAATGAGGAGTTTGAGACTGACAGTGATAGGTCTGAGGTATCTAAAAGATACACTATCGGTCTTATTAGGAATTTCGCTGAGATTGACAAGATGAGGAAAGACGTAGTTTTGAAAGAACGCAATATAAACAAATTAAATAAGATACATATAGTTACTTTTCAGAATAAAGCAAAAGAGCACCTACGGTATCTACAAGCTATTTTGTTTTCTGTATTTTCTCTATGTTGGGAATTCGGAATGTTTAGTTCTGAAAAGTTCTCTTTTATTTTGTTTGTTGTATTATTTATTTTGTCTTTTATTGAGAGATTGGTTCAGAATATAACTCTTCCATTTCACGATAAGGAAGGGAATGAGATTGAAGAGTTGATGGTAGAAATTAAGAAGATTACTGATGCACAAGATTTTCTACATGAGTATCTTGATGTTATTTAGATAAAATTAAGGTGGATATCAATACTTTTTAGTATTGATAACAGAGTTATGTTTAACACTTGATATGATTGAATGTCAATTTATCTATCCGGTTGTCCTGTATAGCAATTCTATATAAAGAGAGATTTAAATTTAAAATTATAAGTTGCTTATAATTTTAAAACCATTAATAAATGAGTTTTACACTTGATAAAATTTTACGGAATAATTTTTTAATTATTCCACTTCTATTCATGGTTGGATATTTAATATTCCCGCATTACCTTTATAATGCTTATTATACCGCTTTTTCAGGTATGTTTTCATCTTGCGTGTTTCTTTATAGGTTCGACAAACTAGTTTTTATAATGCACCAAAAGCCGACTTACTTTGAGAAGGCAACCGTATTTAAAACTCATATAGAAAACAGTATTTCTAATAGTATGTTAGAAGAAGATAAACCTGAAATTAAACTTATCCGCGAAGTAGATACGTATCTTACTAAAAAATTTACAAGACTATTCAAGCATGCTCTCATAATTATTGACTCCTTTATGTGTGGGATTCTTTTCTACTGGATATTCCTACATTTTACAACAGACGAAAGAGATTACTGGGTAAAGAATGTCGGTATCTTCGGAGGTTATGTTTCTCTTTGCGGAAAGGCGCATATATACATTGGTAAAATTATTCTGTTCTTTTTGAAGAATAATAAGGATTTTGTTCGTGAAAAGGAGATAAAAAGGAGGAGAAACTTAAGTGATGAATTCTCTGATGACAACAAAGGTAGCATCGAACTTACAAATATCAGGGTCGTTAGTCAGGGAGATAATGAGGAGCATAAGGAAAGTGTGACAGTTCCTATGCTTATTATTGAAGAAGGGTATATGGACTATTTTGAAATAGATTTTATGGCAAATTCTGGAAAATTTACAGATGATGAAGAAGACGATGAAGACGAAGAAGACGATGAAGACGATGAAGAATACGCATCAAGTAGCTCTGAAGGAAAAGAAGAAAAGAAAGAAATAGATTATGAGGGGGGTGATATTGTTTTAGATATTGATACTAACCCTCCTAAGACTGTTATGCTTATAAATAAGATAAGAAATATTTTAATGTTCAGAAAACCTAAAGATATCGGATATACTCCAAATACAATAATTATCCACTATTAATTTTATACAAATTTGTATAAAATTATGAGAAACCTGCAATACCTCCAATAATATCGTAGTCAGGATCATCTCTACGTCTGTTAACCATACCACGAGAAGCCTTTTCTACTTCGTCTTCATTTTTCTTTTTCTTTTTCTTTTTCTCGGGAGCCAACCAATAATAAATATAAACAGCAAGTACCGAAAGAATTACAAGTGTGAATAACATATACACGTATTCAAGCACTGGTGTCAATAAAAGGATTTTCGAAACAAGATATGCTAAGAATAGTATAACACCGATATAAATTCCGAGATTTGTTTTTTCATTAATTTTACACATTTATAATATACTCATATTTTATTATTTTCAATTACTTTATCGTTTTTTTCTAGATTATGTAAATTAAGATGTTCTCCAGAAATAAACCTACAAGCGCAATCTTCGTACTTATAAGGGGTGTTTGATCTTGTTTCATATATTTATTACGAAGATATAATACTATCAAGTTTTGTATAAAACTCTTCTAAAGTTCCATTATTCTCTATAATATGATCCCAGTTGTGATTTGGAACATTATCAAGGCTGTTCTCGCTTATGTGAGATGTGCTTCCTGTTCCAGCCCTTGCCTGGCTTTCTACATTCCTAAGCAATTTAATACATATCCAACCATTCTCTTTCAATGCTTCAAACTCGTTTATAAATCGCAAGTCGCTGATGAAAGCGTTTCCGTTTTCTGGAGCCTTTTCTATTGCTTTGTTAATCCACACATTTTCATCTATCGTTCGTGCCCAATCTGTTCCTACGAATTGTAAAAACTTTCTATCTTTTTCTATAGGAAATCCAGCAACTGTCTGAGCATATTTTAAAATGTCGTATAGAGGCTCAGCAAATGATATAACAACACCTCCATATTTGTTTGATAGATATTTAGAAGCCTCGTCCTTCCCTGTACCCATTTTTCCACTACAAGCTATTTTCATTTTTTGAATTTGTAAATATTTTTTTAATTATAAATTCAATTTTACTAAATATCATTCAAATTATCTTGTGTGTATCCCCAACGTTCGTACCATTTATGTCCTCTAACTTCTACCAAAAGAGCAACCTCTTTCTCTTCAAGCATAGAAGGATGTAATCCAGACTTAAGACTTTCTTCTACATAGGCGACTGCTTCTGCCATAGGAGGAGGAATATTGTTAAGCACTTTAGATGCTTCGAAATCTACATCCCCGTACATAGATTGTCCAATCTCTTTATACCTTTGTAATTCTTCAGGAGACATTGCTTTCATAGCAGATCTAGTCATAGGGTTATCCCAAAGAGTGTCTTGTTTTGCTTCTTCGTTTACTGTTATTTCAGACATTTTTATGTATATCGATATCTTTTTAAAATAGTATTACGATATTATACATGTACTGTTTTCTCCAAAAGCGGACTTGAGTTCATTATAACCTCCAATAAATTGACGTCCTTTAACTACCATTGGAAATGTTCCAGGAGGCATTACTCCTGTTTTTCGTCTAATTTCTTGCATAACATTATTTTTGTCTCCTTTTGTTGAAACTTCAACAATTGAATGAGGTATTCCTTTACTTTCTAGAAAAGATTTAGCCTTATTACAGTAAGGACACCCTACTTTACTATACATGGTTATATTAGATGAAAGAGCTGTTTCTAAATTCAGTCCTTTTATTCGTCTATATTCAATTCTTTGTGGTTCTGAAAGAGTATAAATTTTGTTTTTCATTTATATATAAAAATAAAAAAATTATTATATACAATTGTCAGAGTAAAAGGTAAAGGAGCTGGTGCTCTATTGACTTCTATAGACTTTGTTATAGATTGGTTTGAATAGACCGATAAATATTATTATTGCTGTTTTCTTATGATGATACCTTATTTGTATATACCGACGAACAAATTCTTGCCGTATTTATATTGGTTACATGCTCTTGGACGAGAACATAATGAACTAAAGGGAAGTTCGTGTGAAGAAATCAAAATACAAGAAAGTTGTGTGTTAATTAAGTATACATTTTTTGTATTATAAAGAATTGTTGTATATTACAAAAAAATGTATACTTGTGAAACTTGCTCCAAAGAGTATGTATCTCAAAAGAGATACCAAACTCATATTGAACAATGTCAGGACGACACGAGATCTATTAGGTCGATTCGGTCTAATAGATCTGTTGAATTAGATGTAAGTGATGTAGAAAGTGTTATCTCGAGTTCCTCTCGTGTAGGAAGCGAAAAGGGGACTTCTCGTCTCAGAGACACTTTAGAAAAACTTATGAGAGATAAGGCTAAACTAAAGTCAGAAGTAAAAAAATACTCTACTGAACTTAGAAATATGACTTCAGAACACCAGGATGAGCTTGAGAGAAATCAGGAATATTTTCAAGAACAGATATATTCTATTACGGAAGAGAGAGATAATTTTTCAGACCAACTTTTGAAGTCCAAAGAAAGTCTTTTCAGAGATAAGGAGCGTCTCAGAACCGAATTTTCTAAAAAGTTCGCAACTGAAAAGAAGCGTCTAGAGACAAGATATGCAGATAGGAATTCAAAGCAATACTCTCGTCTAAACAGTGCTATTGAAAGTCTTCAATCCAATCTTAATGAAAAGGTAGAAGAGAATGAGATGTTGAAGAATGATTTTGAGTTCCAACTAGCAGAGAATGAAGATATGTACAGAAAGCAGATTGATGAGCTGTCAGAACAGTTGATAAAATCTAAACAGTCTGTAGAAGACGAGAGGGTTGAGATGAGAAAGATGATCTTAAGATACAACAACGAAAAGGAAGTTTTTAAGCGTAATTGTATCGGAGATAAGGATCGTGAGATAGAGAAAATTATAATTGACAATAGAATGGCTGGAAAGGCTTTCGAACAAGTTAAAAGAGATTTAGAAGATAAGGTCATGTATATTGAAAAAGAACATAAAGAAGCTATGATGGAGCAAAACGAACAACTTGTTCGTCTAAAGAACCATCATGCACAACAATTAGAACATCAGAAGAATATGTTATCTGGAAAAGTTGATAACGCCTTAAGAGAGTTTAACGAAGAAAAGGAGAAATATATGAGTGTTATGGAAGATGAAATTAAAGATTTAAAACTACATTATGAGACACTATTGGAAACGCAGCGTATTGAAAACAATAAGAATATTAATGTTTTGAAGGAGGCAGCGGAAAAAGAGAAGTCTATGTATGATAATTCTGAAAAGAAGATAGTTGAAGAATCGATTGAAAAGGAAAATAAACTCAAGGTGTTTTTTGAGAATAAATTGAATGACATTCAGACTGAGAAAACAGAGACTGAGAAAAAGTTCGCAGATTTAGAGAAAATTAATGAAAATCTTACAACACAGACAAAATATTACAGAGAAGCTATGAATAGGATGCGAGATGATACAACTGGTATTAAAAATAAATTCTTAGAAAATCTTAATAGACAGACAGAACTGAATGATACAGCTTTAAAGGAGCGTGACTCGCATATATCAGAACTTGAGAATAACCTGAAGAGTGTCCACGAACAATGCTCTGAAAAATTGCTAAAGGCTAAGATGAAAATGGAAGATATTGAGAGTGATAATAAGGTTAAGGCTGCACGGATTTATGAGATGGAGAAGTATCTAAAACAGGAACTTGAAGAAAGGTCTAAAGATAACGAAAATTACAAGTCTCAAATTTATACATTAAAAATTGAAAAAGATGATTTAATAAAGAATTCAACTTCTAAACTAAATATGCAGTATTCTACTTTTACAAAAGAGTTGGAAAGTTTGAGGTTAGAAATAGGAGAAAAGGATAAAAATATTATTTCTAAGACCAAAGAGATAGAAACTTTGACCGAACTGTTAAATAAAGTAAATACCAAGAATAATAATTTTATTCTTGAAATAGAAAGATTGAAAACCGAATTAAATAAAAAATCTCAAGATAATTAAAATTGAAGTTTCTAAAAATGTTTTAAGAATAAATTAACAATGGAAAAGGCTCTGCAAACTTGTTTGGAAATGTTCCAACAAAGAGGATATACTATAATCGACCACGATGAAGATAGAATAAATGCTGTTAAGGAAGATGGAAGACAAATTTGTGCCTTTATGGCAGACATACAAAAATTTAATGTCAATAGAGTTCAAGAATATATTTCCTTTATGAATCAATTAGAAACCAAACATGGAATAATTGTCTATAAAGACAACGCAACACCAATGGCAAAGAAGGTAGTAGATAATTCTCAAGACATATTAATCGAACTCTTTACAGAAGAAGAGCTTCAATATAATATTACAAAGCATCGCCTCGTCCCTAAACACGAAAGACTCTCATCAGAAGAAGCGCTTGCTTTCAAAGTTCGTTTTGGTAAAAAATTTCCATCACTTCTCAGAAGTGATCCCGTGTGCCGTTTCTATGGATATAACAGGGGAGATATCATTAAGATAACAAGAAAAGACGGTATAGTCTATAGGATTGTTAAGGGTGGGTGAATAATAAAACAATTTTAAACTCTTTTGAGTTTAAAATTATTTAGTTTGTCAAAACATAGAATCTATCATTGCTTTCGTAAAAAGAAGCAATATCGTATCCATTATCTACAAACAACTTAACAACTTTTTCAGTACTAATTTCACTCCAGTCCCAGGCTTCTTGTTCTTTACCCCTCCAAAAACGAAGGTCGTCGATAATAAAAACACTCGGACCTACATTATACTTTAGAATAACTTCTAATTCATTCATAAGTGGAACTCTCTCACTTCCATTCCAACTACTGTCTTGTCCGCTAATATGCGCGTCAATAAAAAATACTGCTCCATCGGTTACTTTTGGAGCAATAATTTCTAAAAGTTCTATACTATCTCCAAACAAAAAATCGATATTAGTTACACCAGCATCTTCTGCTCTCTTCTTACTCTCTTCATATCTTTCATAACAAATCTCCGTTGTATATACATTCTCATAATGAGCGGCTGCCAACATAGTAGTATCTCCTTTGTATGTTCCAGTTTCTACAAAGTTCCTAATATTTGAGTGTTTCCTTCCATTGGTTGCTTCTTTAATTTCTTCATATGTTAGCGGACCTCCCATTTTATTACAACTATGTTGTCTTATTAAATATAGTTAACGACAACATTCTTCTTCATTCCCTAAACTAATAGTTTTGTCAAATATTCCAGTCACAACTTGATGAGCGATAAGAATCACTAACTTACCATTATACAACTCTCTTATAGCATTAAATACAACAGTAGTTAAGTTTTGATCTAAAGATGACGTACATTCATCCAGAAGAAGCAAAGGAGTATTGAACATCTCTCCTAGAGCCAGAGTATATGCTAAAATAACACGAGATAATTCACCCCCGCTTAACATATTCAAATCACACTCCATTCCCTTGTACTCAATTTCAATGTTAATTTGAGGTTTTGTACTCTTTTTTGTCTCCTTGAAAGGTAGAAGTCTTATTAGAATAGGATTATCGGGGAAGAAACTGTCCAGGTACAGTTGTGCGTGTGTATTGACTGACAGAATAATATTGTGCATCGAAATACTTTCTGCTTCCAAAATCTTATCACGGAGCATTGTTGCAGAAGCATATTTATCTCTGTCTTCTCGCTCCTTTATAATAAGGTCTTCTACTTTATTTTTCCACGATAGATAGTTATTATTTTCTTCCTTGTATCTTTCATAAGCTTTGATCTTTTCTAAAACTCCAACACACTTTTCTATCTTGTCTTTCAATTCAATTATTTTTTCTTCATTTTGTCGAATCACAGAAGAAAGATATTCTTCTTCTGTGATCTGTTCGTACTTCTCAAGATGAGACTCCTTTAAAGTTTTCAATCTCATTTCACAAGTCGTTTTCTCTTCTTCCAGCACCCTCTTTCTATTCTTCAGTTCAATATTACGATCTTTCTCCTTCTGCTGCTTTGTAATAAATGCTCTAAGCTCCTCTTCTGTAAGTTGTTCTTTAACTCTCACAGTCCTATGTTCTAATTCTTCGAGTTTCTCTTGTTTCTTCACTATAGCACTTTTAAAAGACGTGTACGAATGAGAGAATTTTTCATTTTGTATAGCACATTCGTGCACTGTTTTTTTGTTCTCTAAAGATAATTGAGATGTTTTATATTCCTTCAAATAGTCTAAATCTCCTTGTAACTCATCTAAATCAAGTCTTTCTTCGTATCTATTTAGAATATCCTGAATACCTTTTTCAAGACTTTCACGTCTCTCAATTTTGTTTTCCTCTCTTGGTATCGTTCTTTCTAGAATTCTTATTTGTTCTTGTATGTTTTTAATCTCCTTTTCTAAAGTATATATGTCGAGTTTAGTGTCAATCTCAGAGATATCTTCGGCAAGATGTATACTCTCGTCTCTAAAACGGAGTTTCTTAAAACAGGAAGGGCAAGAGAAAATTTCCGTTTGTGCATTCAAACATTTTAATATACTTCTCTTGTTTTCAATATCAGTCCTACAATTCTCTAACTCTATCTTCTTTTGCTCAAGTTCTTCAGCGTTCACACTACAGTATTTTTTTAAGTCCTTTTCCCAAGAACAAACCTTTTCCATATCTGATATATACCTCTTGGTTTCAGAGATTGTAGAATCTAAATCTTCCTTTTTATATTCTTCCCATAATGAACCTTCTATTTCTTTTAATTTTTCATTATGGTATTCAATTTCTCGCTCTTTCATTTCTTTTAACTTTTCTATATCTTCAGAAACAGATTTTTTGAGACTTGTCAACTCCCTCAAAGAAAGAAGAAATATAAGTCTTTCTTTATGGTCTTCTAAAACATCATCTCCTTCGTATGCATTTTCCATTTCTTCTTGCAATAGAATTGATAGTTTTTCAATTAGTAAAGACAGATTTTCTTCTTTTGCGTTTGTTGAAGCTTTCAGAACCCGTAGATCATTTAATTCTTCTTTGGTCTTGTTAATAATCTTTTCCGAACGTTTGATTAGTATTTTACAGTTTTTGAACTTAATTTCTTCATTTTTTGAAGCCTTCTCCCTGTTTTCAGGACGACATTTAATAGGAAATGATATTTCTTCGGGAACTTCTAACTCCGAGAAGAAATTGGTTGCGAGTTCTAACTGTGATATAGTTCCAGTTAGAATATTATGTTTGTCTGTGATATATGCTTTACATCTACCTTTGAGTTTTCCCAGCTCAGCGTCTTTGAAAGCAAACCTTTCAAAGAATGCAAGTTTATCAAGAGGGGACATTAATATAAAAGAATTAAGAGCATTTTGGGATATGTATCCAGTAGTGTTGAAGGTGTCTCCGAATTTTTTATTGATGATATCTTGTGCTGCAGCATCTTCATATAAATCATTCACAACAACTCTGTTGGGGCGTTTTGTTCTGTATATTTTCATTCCATCGAATTCAAGTTCAACGGAGCATGATAGTTTTCCGTGTTTTGATACTTTTTGTCCAGTTCCGAAGAGAGCAAACTGAATACCGATCATGACAGAAGATTTACCACGACCAGAGTCTCCTGACAATAAAGTAATACCTTCTTCTCCAAAGTCAAAAGTTTTATCGTCGTAGCATCTAAAGTTTTTCAGTGTGATTTTCATTTTATATTATTCTTAATGTTTTAAAGGATAATTCAAATTTATTTTACTTATTAATTTAAAGTATCGTACGAGACAATAAAAATGTCAGATCTTGTTTATAGAAATTTTAATAATCGGTCGGTTGCTATAAGAGGTAATAGAAATAAGTATGAAAATGCTATGAATGGAATCGGAGCAAAATGGGAACGTATGGAAGACGGACCTGGATGGATTCTTCCAAAGGAAAAGGAAGGGGAACTTCAAAAATTAATTAAATCATTTAAAAAGATGAGAGAGCTTGAAGATTTTTCTTCTAATACTAAAGCCAGAAAAGAACAGTGTAAGTATCACCGTGAAAATAGCGAAAACGAAAATAGCGAAAACGAAAGTGGAGAAGAATATAGTGAAAGTGAAAGTGAAGAAGGAGATATCCCTCCGATTATACAAAGATTATTACAAGAACAAAAAAATACTGAAGTTGAAGAATCTAATAGATACAGGGAATACTCTAGAAGTTCAACAAAAAATCACCGAGACGAAGAACCATTGCATTCGTCTAAACAATCAAGACAATCAACTGACCCTATCGACTATTATAAATCTTTCAACCAAAAACCCAAAAGTTTTAGAGAAAGACAACAACCACCAGTCGAAAAAGAAGAATTATATTCTTCTTCTAACGATTCACGCTCAGACGACACTTCATCAGATAGTTTTCCAAGCCCAAGAACTCCTGTAAAAAACAGAACAAATAGTAGAGATAAAGATTACGGTACTCTTATGTCTAAAGTTAGCGAAATGGAGAGAAGAATGAAGGAAATGGAAACACGATATCGTAGATAATATCTAAATAAAAACCTAAAGAAATAAATTGAAGTACAAAAATGAAAGAGTTTACCACACGATTAAACGTTTCCAACAAAGATAACTTTCTAGAATACCATTATGAAAGAACTCTGTGTTATATGAGAAGAGATATTTTTGAACATATCATAAGGGAAACTGAAAATTCTTATTTTGAATTAGATAAGTTTTATCATAATCATAAAATTAAAGACGAGACATCTATGAAAACTATGTCATCTAAAATAATAGAAGAACTTCAGGACCTTGGATGGAAATGTAAAACTTCATTTGGTGGAACAGGACTATTCATCTATTCAACAGAAAACCCGCCTGTGAACTGCTATGACGATACATTTTAAAACACATTTTGTTACTCTCTGAAATAAGGGTATAATATGGGAATGTGATTTCTTGTTTAAATTTTAAAATTGAGTTTATTTTTAAAATTTAAATTTAAAAGTGTAATGTCGACTAGCGATTTTTTTGAAATATATGATGTTCCGGGGGATGGAGATTGTCTGTTTTCTTCGATTGCAGATCAGATTATGCAGGAAACTGGAGAGCAATATAACTTATCAGAAGCAGCAGATATATTACGTAACCAAGTTGTTAGTAACGTACGTATAATGGATAATCCAGAAGAAATCTATATTCTTAGTATTGCTGTAGATAGAGAACTTTCTGAATATATTGAGGAGATGTCAAGAAAATATACATATGGAGATTATGTATGTATTGCTGTCCTCTCGAAGGTTCTAAACCGTAATATTCTTGTTTGGAATGAAAACGGAGAAATAATACATTCAGAAATCATTGACGGAAATGATATGATATATAATATATTGTATATTGCTGAAGGTCTTCATTATAAGTCAATGCGTAAATTTTTTTATTAGATTATCTTTCATCTTTTTTATAAGACCTAATTCATAGTTAAGTTGTGTATCAATTCCTAATAGAACAAGGAAAACTATTCCGAACGGGATGTCTAACAATACAGCACCCAATACAAAAATTTTAAGTTTTAATGTCTTTAACGTATATATTCTTTGTGATAACTAAGATAATAATCATTCCCGATACAGACGTTACTACATAAAAACAGCGAATTTAAATATGCTGTATTTTCTGATAGCAAGTATTTATCTTTCAAATAAAAATGAAATTAAATTGATTTTAAAGATAAAAAATAAAACTAAAATGGAAACCAGACGTCGAACTGAAAGGAATAGGATTCGCAATAAGATTCGCGAAATCACAAAATATATTGAGACTGATACAAATACCATTAAAAGGTTGAGATTTGTTCAAACGAATATAGAATTCAATAAGAATCAGATTGAAAAACTCACTGTTAAGAACCAAAATAGACAAGAACTACTAGAAGAACTAAATGGAAGAAGTGAAGATTTAGAACTTGGTATATTAGATGAAGAGTTAGAAGAAGAATATCTTGAAACTCAGAGAGAAGTAAAGAAAAAAGATAATGAAGCAATGAAAAAGAAGCAAATTTTGAAAGAAAACAAAAAAGCAGATAAAGAAATGTCAGAAATCCGTCGGAAAATAACTACCGCAGAGTTCAGAGCAGAAAAGGCGTACAAAAGAGAAGTTGATAGGGGTGAAAAATATTTTTTTAAACTATGCGGAACTGTCCCTGATTATATGTTGAAAAAATTAGAAAAAATGCCTTGCAACAAAGGATATATTTGGAGGGGTGTATACTGCTTTGGAAAACTTCCTCCAGACCGAGAACAGAAAACTGTTCTATTCGAAAGGAATAAGGGTGTTTTATATATCCACGAATGGTATCCAGATGCGATTGAAATCTGGGAAAAACAAGAGCGCTCTGGAAGAATACTTATTTCAAGAACTCAAAAAAAGGTAAAAAATAAAAATGTCCCTTTTATGTTAAAACATTCATAATCTCTTTTTAAGAAATAACATACTATAATAAACTTTATTATAGTCTGAATAAATTATAAAGTTAAATTAAGGTTTTATTAAGTATATATATGCTTAAAAGCATATATATACTTAATAAAACCTTAATGTGTGGAATTCTTACAATCTTAACAAGTGATAGAGAAAGCGATGCCACTATAGAAAAAATAAGAGAGGGTTTTGAAGTTCTTAAAAAAAGGGGACCTGATAATGATGTTTTTGAAATAACACCGACTTCTATTTACGGATTTACAAGATTATGTATCGTTGATCCAAGAGAGACTGGAAACCAACCCTTCATTTCAAATAATATTATTATGTTTTGTAACGGAGAAATTTACAACCATAAAAAACTTGAAGATCAGTTTGAATTAGAGTGTAACTCAAATAGCGACTGTGAATGTATTCTTGAACTATATAAGAAGATTGGATTTAGCAGGACTGTAGAACTTTTAGATGGTGTATTCGCTATTGTTATTATAGATGGAAATAATATGTATTTCGCAAGAGACAGAATAGGAGTTCGACCTCTATTCCAAGGTCGAACTCCTTCTGGGAATATTGCTTTGGCTTCTGTTGCGGGAGTAATATCTGATTATTGTACAAATGTAACGAACATTAAACCAGGTATATATCGGTACAGCAAAACATCAAAAAGAATATCAACAAAATATTATAAATACCCATCTTACAGAGTAGTAGGAGGAGGAGGAATATACGAAACAATAAAAAACATCTTAACAAGAGCCGTTCAAAAAAGACTTATGACATACCGTAATATGTGCTGTATGCTATCAGGAGGTCTAGATAGCTCATTAGTAACAAGTATTCTTTGTAAATTGATAGGACCTGATAAAGTTCGTACTTATTCTATAGGAATGGAAGGCTCTATAGACCTTAAATATGCACAAATAGCAGCAAATTATTTAGGAACAACCCATACAGAGGTTGTATTTACTCCAGAAGAAGGATTCGCAGCCATCCCACATGTGATTAGAGACTTAGAATCTTATGATATCACAACTATTAGAGCAAGCGTTGGAATGTGGCTACTTTCTAAATATATTATAGAAAACACAGATGACATAGTGGTTTTTTCTGGAGAAGGCTCAGACGAATTACTAATGGGTTATTTGTATTTTCATTACGCTCCATCTATTGAAGAAGCCGATAAAGAAAGTAAAAGATTAGTAGAACAATTGTATAAATATGATGTTCTTAGGGCGGATCGCTCAGTCTCTTCACATGGATTAGAAGTACGTGTTCCTTTCTTGGATAAAGAATTCGTTAATCTATGTAAAACAATGCCTTCAGATATTAAAATGCCTGTTAATGGTGTAGAAAAATACACTTTAAGAAAGTCTTTTGAAGAAGGTTATCTTCCAGATGAAATTCTATGGAGACGCAAAGATGGCTATAGCGATGGTGTATCAGGCTCTGGAAAGAAATGGTATGAACAAATTCAAGAATTTGTTGAGCATATCATTACAGATGAAGAGTTTTATAACTCGACTATTTTATTTCCGAGTAAAGAGGCTTACTATTATAAAAAAATATACGATGAAATCTTTCCTACGTATCAACCTTTTTATGAATATTGGATGCCTAAATGGGTTGAGTGTAATGGAGAACCGTCAGGAAGGAATTTAGACGTTTATAATATTGCGAATAAAATTTAATATTTTATTATAAATAAAATGTCATCTTCGTTTTCTACCTCATGTATTTTACCACCCTTTACAGATAAGTATGGTAAAACAATAAGAACCAATTATGATAAGAGAATTATGGGATTATATAAATTTGAAGAAAATCTTCAACCCAAAAAAGTCTATATGAAACAATGTGTTGAACAACGCACTGAATACGATAAGAGAATGAAAAAACAATTTGGGTATTAAATTATTTATTTAAATTGTCTGCTCCTTCTATTTATAGTCGAGAATTTTAATGTAAATATTATATTAAAATCTACTAATATCTTACTGTTGTTGAAGCAACTGAACAAGTTTCCTTTCAACAGTTTCAATATCTCCTCCTGTTACAATACCAGCTGGTTTCCCCTTGAAGAAAAACTGAAATGTAGGTACACCTCGAATACCCCCTGTAATGTTTTTATTAACGTCTTCCTTAACAACAGCGCATTCTCCTTGACGAGAAAATTGTTGCGCGATTTGATTATATCTAGGCTCAATTGCCTTACACGGTCCACACCAATCACCATAAATATCTACCACAACAACCTTGTTATTTTGAATAATCCAATTCTTGTTGTCAAGAGATTCTATTGAAACAAGACTATAGTCTCCAGCTCCTTGTTGTAGATGAGATCCCCGAACATCAACAGTAAGTTCGTTTTTATCTCCCAGGTCTTTGAATTTTGAGTAATTAGCCATTTATTAACTTTAATCAGGTTTTTAAAACGATTTAATTTAAATTGATTTTTTCAAATAAGTTTCATTCCAAAAAAAAAATGACCCGTCATCTTACATCTCTAGAAATACAGAATATGTTAGACTTCATTGTTCCTCTCCCAGGTATTCCGGAAGAAACAGCGAACTTTATCGTCGAAGCCGCCAAGGAAAGATTCAGGAAACAACTCAGAAACCAAGAAGTATATCCTGAAATTATCCCCCTTCTCAAGAAAGAAATGGAAACTGCTTACATAAGAACCCAAATTCAACCTGGTGAAAGCGTCGGTATTCTATGTGCGCAAAGTATAGGAGAAAAGAACACACAGATGACTCTGAACTCTGTTGATTGGTCTGAGCAACTATTATATACAAAAAACGGGAAAACAATTATTGAACCAATCGGTAAATTGATTGACAGATCTTTGAATGAAGATACAAATAATATTACTTTTATTGAAGAAAACAGAACACAATATCTTCCTCTTCAAGATGGATACTATATTCCATCTTCTGATGAAAATGGAAGGTGCTCTTGGTATAGAATTGAGGCTATTACCAAACATCTTCCTGTAGGTAAATTAGTTAAAGTTATTACTGAAAGTGGACGTTCTGTAATGGCAACTCAGTCTAAATCTTTCCTTGTTTGGAATGGGAATAAATTCGCTGATACTCTCGGATCTGATATAAAAGTAGGTGACGCTCTACCTACAACTCATACATTATTAA